ATAAATAAGGATCGGATTCTTTTAAGGATTGAATTTGTTCTTGAATACCAGTGATAGTATCGTTATCGTACGTAATCTTAGAGCGATCTAATAAGCCTGTTAAGATGGATTGATTCATAGCGCCGGCTTGCAGTACTTCTTTAGCGATGGCTGTGTCGATCTTCATGTTCTTAATATTTTCGACGTAATCGGCTTCTCTTTTAGCTGCGGCGTCTTGAAGTTCTTTGATTTGAGATTGTAATGCTTCGTTCGCTTCGTTAGTTTTCGATAAGGATGCGATGTCGTTAGTTAGGTTTTCAATTTCTTTCTTAGCGCTCTTGTACGCATCGTTCTTCTCGTTAAATTGAGCTTTAGATACGTAGTTTTTACCATAATCTTCTATAATCGTTGCGCATTGTTCTTCGGAAAGGTTGAGTGCTAATAGTTGTTCTTTAGTCATTGAGGGAAACTCCTTACATTAATACATTTCGTTTTATTATCGTGAGTCACATCTCACATTGAATTAATTAGTTACTGTTTGTTCTTTATCGTCTTCAGACAGTAAAAAAAAGACAATATAATAAGAGTGGCGCCGATTAGGTTAAGTAATCGGACTTCCACTCTTCGTAAGTCATATCGGGTATGTACTTTGTCTTCTGATCTGGTCTGGATGCTCGTGAGTTAAGCGGTACGTTCGGCATCATCGTCGAACGACAATACGGATGAAATGGCGGTGCCGTTATACCGGGTTTATAATCGGATAACGGTACGACATGTTTATCGAGATGACGACATATCGATGACGTATGCTTATCGAGCGTCGCTAAGATCTGATATTCTTTTACGTTTAACTCCTTAAAGGAATCGTGTAGAGCTAATTCTTGAACGTAAGCCGTTTCAGTTTCGACTAGGCGTCGTACATTCGAGGTTTGTGTATCGAATGTATGTGATATACGTTCTGTCGTACGCTCCGATGATTCTTGTGCTATAAAAGAACGTGTTATCTCTTGACGTAGCTTGTTAATAAGGACGTCTCTTTGTTGCCATATACGATCGGAGAAGTTTTGTTCGTTCCAGGGTTGCTGTAATGTGGCTAATATCTGTTTCTTAGGTACTTGTCTGAATGTTTGATAGTTACCCATGATAGATTGTGTAGTATAGGCTGCTTTATAATAACTAGATTGGTATTGCTTAAGAAGAAAATCTGTTAATTGGGTATTAGTGTCGGCGGCCATCTCTTCGGCGAATTGCTGTGTCTGTATCCAGAGCGCTTCGATGCGTGAGAGACGTGAGCGCAAGGATGCGTTCTCGAGTAGCTTAATCTGTTTAGGGGATAAGTTCTTCTGTTGTGCTAGCTTGATGTACTGCTTGAGTGTTAATTTGAACGCCTTTAATTCTCGTGCCGTTAATTGTTTCTTGGCTTCTTGTAAGCTTATGCCGTTAGTATTAGCATATTTCTGATAGAACGACTGTATTTGTGATAGTTGTTTCTCGAGCGCATACTCAGTAATCGACGATAGTTCGTTAAACTGTTCTTGTGCATCGAGGATACTTTGTTCTTTATCGCTTAGAAAACGATCTTCCCAGTACATGATTAACTACCTTCGTATGTATAATCTTGATTTAAAGTTTCTTGTCGTTCTTTTTTGATTTGTTCGAGTTCTTCGTCGACGTTTAGAGTAAACGGATGATTAGCTACGAGAGTTCTTTCTGATAGGATACCGACTGAATCTTTAATAGCATTAATCGTATCTTGTTGATTAACCGGTAAGTCTCTATTAAAGATAAAGTTAATAGAGGAGATAATCGGAAGACTATTAAGGGAGCGATAGGCATTAATAAAGTCCACTAAATGATGTAGCGATGCTTGGAATTCCGCTTCGAGATCGTTAGCGTCGAGGTCGATATCTGAGTACATCGAATTAATATTCATCTGATTCGGATTATTCGCCATACGGTCGTCCTTCGCATCGAAGCCTCGGCCATTCGTAATAATCGCACGTTCTAACTCTTTAATGATCGTCGTATAGTTAGTCGCATCGACGTTAACGTTAAGTGCTTCGACGTCGCCTTGTACTTCCGGAGTCGAAGAGATTTTAATGACGCCGTGTTTAGCTAAGTTGTGTCGGAATTCTTCGAGGTTAGTGCCGTCGTATCCTTTAAGGACTAAGATCGTATTATGTACGTCTTGAGACATCACGTTAGCGAAATTAGATATCATTTGATTGAGAGCATCTTGAAGTGTCTTAATACGATCGAGTAAGAATGTTTCGTCTGAATTAGGCTTAAACCAGATTAACGGTACGGACGTCCAATTATATGAGATATCGTTCTTATGGATATACGCCGTATTTAATTTGGATGTATCGGGAGCTAGTTGACCGTTAGAGTAGATATAATAATGGACTCCTTCTGGTAAGTAATATTCGACGTGTGTTTCGGTCGTCGTGATATTAGGACTTTGGTATATCTCGACGTCGTAAAAATGAATAAATGCATCGAGCTGTTTATGTGCTTCGTCATGCCAGAACGGAATAACGTTTTCTGGTTTAAAACGTTTAAAGGATAAGTTACCTTGTTCGTCGATAAATGGATGCAGATAACCGATCGAACATTGATATACGTCCTTGCCTAATTCCTTTAACAGATTCTGAAAGTTTGGATTAAAGTACTCGGTTAAATCGATATCGTCGTTAGTTTGTGTATCGATCTGTTTAGATAATAGATAGTTTGTCTTTTGATCGACTAGATCGTCGAATAAGTTATTAATGATTTTATTATTAGGGATAATACCAGACGCATCTTGCATCGTATCTTTAGCCGTATATACGAGATGCTTAGGTTCTTGTTGATTGCCTAAATAATATTGTCGTGATAAAAGCATCTTACGTCGTTTTTTAGAATATAGGAATTTCTCGTATTCGGCTTGTACGAATTGTTGTTCCGAGATACCTGTATTGCGACGTATGATGTCGATCCATTGTTCGGTAGTATTCATTGGATATCCTTTAGTTAATCGAATGAGAATATAGGAGTTTGTGTATTAATCTTTTCGGCGACGCCTGTAAGAGCATCGGGAGCATCGTCGTGTAGGTTTTTACCTTCACGCTGATAAGATGTTATGGCTTTATAAAAGTCTGGGAATTTATTGTGCCAGTTGTATGGGAAGTAAATATGTTCCATAACCCATGTAGCATTAGATAGTATTCGTGATTGTTTATTCTTTGATTGATGGAACGGTATAATGACTGTATGGTTAGTATTATG